GCTCCGCCTGGGCTATCTCACGACTTGATACGGGTGTGACAAGTGCTTCTGATGTAACAACATCAGTCCATCCACCTTCTGTCCAACCGCCAGCGCCATCGGAACCGCCCTCCTGAAACTGTTGGAAGGTGATTGTGTGAGGGAACTCGTCGTATGGATCAAACAACATATCCATCATGTCACCACCTCAATGCCCGGTAAGGCGCCAAATTTCTTGTGACTGTATCCGGATAATCCGTATCGAAAGAATATGTGACATTCCCCATCTGCCGACTTTTCAATCCCGTGTTTCGCAGGTCATACTTGATAGCTTCACCAACGAATTTCTGAACGCCAGCTGGCAGCACTTCTTCTTCACCGACTATAAAGGTCTTGTTGCAGTAGTCCTTTGCCCAGCCTATCAAAATAGGAACCTTGGCTTTGATGAAGTCGTCATGTATCGTTTTAGTCAAGGGGATGCCGGCTAGTAGCTTGACTGTATCCAGTTCCATGCAATCACCTACTCTTTAATCGCTTTAATCAGGTCATCTTTTGTAGCATCTTCGCTGTACTCAATTTTATTTTCATCAAGATAAGCTTTCAGATCGTCATTCTTGACCTTTTTCAACTGAGCTACAGTCTTTTCGGATAATTCCTCCTGAATCGGTTCCTTATAGCCCTCCACGATTTTATAACCGGCTGGAATCATAGATTTCTGCACGATCATGGTTTGCTTACCATTGGATACACGAACCTTATTCATCAGAATCACCCCTCAATGCCTTCAGCAATTCGTCCTTCTTCATTTCGCTGTATCCTTCAATGCCTTTTTTCTTGGCTGCTTCCTTCAATTCAGGAACCTTCATTGCATCGTAATCAGGAGCAACCTCTTTTGGCTGCTCCTTTGCTTGATTAGATGCTACTTTTCTGCGATATCGTCTTATTAACATAAGCTACCTCCCGTTAATTTGTTTGTTCAGGGGCTGGCTCAGTGGTCTGCGTAGAAAGCGTGATTTTGATGGCTTTGGACTCATCGTACAGATGAACACCATAGTGCTGATCGGCAGTGATTACTGTCGTTTTATGAATGATGTCACGATCTGTTTCCAAGTCAAAGTCACGTTTCATGAACAAGGAAAGCGCGCCCGGCTTCACTAGGTAAGCTGTACCTTCTGCAAGCTTACGAGAACGTACAACTTGCGCTCCCAACACTTCGCCAAATACACCGGATACAAGCAAACGATCACCTAGCTCTGACGCACGCGTCCAGTTACCTGCCGCATCAGCCCGAAGTGTAGCAACATCTTTCGGATTAGCAATAAGAACCATTGCGCCCGGATCTTCATCATTGAAGATGCCTTGCGCAGCGTCCACTGCTTCTACGTTAAGCTCTGATGCGCCAGTGTACTCTAGGGTGGTAGTAGCAAGTGCAGCAAGGGCATCATTATCGACTTTATTGGCGATGGAATCGCGAATTTGCTTTTGTGCTTCTCCTTGTGGGTCGCCGTAACCGGAAAGCAATGCTTCGTCAGTGATTTCAACCCCTTTACCAGCTTTTTTGATTGTGAAGCTGTCAGAATCAGTAGTTAGTAGATCAAGGTCAATGGCCGCGCCTTCTGCGACATCTTTTGCATCGCCAATGTAATTCCATCTTGGAACTGTAATAGTATCCCCTGGCTGCCCCACAAGCGTTCTGTCCACGTTTGCTAGTGGTGCAAAACGAATTGCGTTTGGTAGCTGTGCTGAGATCATATCCGCCATGACCTGCGGGATAATCATGTTTGATTTAGTTGTTTGTGCCATTCAAAACACTCCTTAGTTAGATAATTTTTGATAGAGATCAGGATTTTCCTGATACAATTTTGCTCTTTCTGTGTAATCCATGTTGCTGAACTGTTCCCTAGTAATAACGCCCGGATCGCCTTTGCCACCTGGGTTAGGCGTCCGGCCTTTCGGACCTTGAGGTGTTTCCTCCGATTCAAACAAATAAGCATCACTTTCCTGCAGAGCTTTAAGCTGTTCGTCCAAACCAAGCAGCTTGTCACCATCCAGTTTGATGGCTTCTGTGTTCAATAGGGCCTTCACAGCCTTTGGATTGCGCGCCTTGGCATCCCTTAATGCATCAGACAGCGCATAATCGAATGATTGAGCATCCAGCTTCGCTTGATATTCCTTGGCTGTATCCTCATTCTTCTGCTGCAGGTCTTTAATCTGCTGCTGCAATTCCTCATTACCTTTGGCCTTCTTGCCCAAGTCCTTCAGCTGATCGTCACGTTCTTCCAATTGTTTCTTCAATTCCTTGTTGTCGTTATTCACCTGGTCAAATTTCTCTTTCGGGAACCATTGACCATCATTCACGACAGCAAGCTTGTGACTGCCGGCCTTTTCCATTACTTGCTGATACAATTCTTCTCCTAGCAATTCTTTTAAATCCATCTATATGACCCCTTTGTTGATGTTTTTTAGCGTGTCACACCTCACGCTGAAAGGTTACGCTTAGTTTTGCCCCAAGCCTTTAAAATGGGCATAATAATAGCACCTAGCGCTTGTCTGCCAGGTGCAGGTTAAATGGTTAATAGTCGTGTTATGTCTTCCGGCTTATGTCCGTCCCATTCAGGCGCTCTTTCAAGCTCTGTTACGTAGAACAGATCCCAATAGTCTTTGTGATAATGGTAAGTGTAGTGCCCTTTAGGAGTTTCGATGCCTACGATGAAGTAATTATGAAACATCGTTCCGTCATCATGCAGCCATGATTTCCAAGCTCTTTCTCTGTTTTGATTACATATCACGCTAAACAGAATCATTCGATGATAATAAAGTTCGTCGAAAGTGTGATATCCATCGCTTGTATTGCCGTTGATTTCCATGAAGTCCTCCTAATGCTGCTAAATTCAGCCACATAACGCAGTAGCGAAGCGAGATATAGTGATCACCTTATCCTTTCTGGCATATCGCCGTAATCGTATGATAGGGGCATCACTCCTCTTCCGGAATATGAATATCGGTAATCTTTGCAATGTACCATTTAACTCCTCGAGATGAGCTATCATTTAAAATTTCAGCTAGCTCTTCTTTAGCTTCTTCGTATGTCTCAAAGAATGTTATACCTGTATCTGGAGCAAAATCATTTGTAATAAGGTACTTTGGCATTCTACCCCGCCTTTTTCAGTGATTCGAACCACTCATTATAAGTCTGATATGGAATAACCTGCGTCTTCCCATCATCCTTACGCGCTCTCCGAACTTCCGGCATTATGCCATTCACAGTAAATAACACTGAGCACCTGCAGTTGATGTCCTCACTCGGAACGCCGAATAGATGGGGAGCCTGCGCTTTTGCACCCCTACTATGGAAATACCCTTCACTGTCCGCCTTCTGCCCGTCCAGGTGCCTATGTGTATGCCTGGTGTGAGTGTCTAGTGTTGCACTCCAAACTTTTTGCATCTTGGTGAACTTCCCGGCCACTTCCGCAGCATCCAATCGGCTGACAGACTGAACGCGTCCAGCTTCCGTTCGTGCCACACGCCTTGCCTTAGCCATCGAGAAGTTCACTCGTTTTTCAATGCGCTTCGCCATACGGGAGTAATCCTCGCCAGCTTGTAGACCCTGCGTGATCTCTATTCTGATATTGCGTACAATCTCATTCCGATGCACTTCCATAAGTGCCGGCAGCCGAAGCTCTGCGATCGGATTTAATATTGCTCGCTGGATTATTTCAGCAGTAGGTATGGTGAAACCCATTTCTACTTGTGCAGCATATTCATAGACAAATGCACTACGCAGGTAGTTTTCGAGATAAATAGTTTCCATGAGTGTTGCGATCATCTGCTCGACTTGATCATACAGGCCGTCCGTCATTTCAACGATCTGTTCCATTTCATGACGAAACCGGTTAAGTTTGTTCAGCTCCGTAATGGTCAATTCGCCCCGTTTGGAGTATTTCTGATACATACGGGATATTTGGCTCAATATATCCTTTAATCGCTCTGCGAAGGCTTGATCCAACGCGTCCTCGGCATCCTCAATCATCTGATCTAGGAGAACATCTATTTCCTGCTGTGATCGTGTCATACCGCAATCACGCCGTCTCCACGACATTCAGGGCATGTGACCGTTTTGTCCGTTGTTGGGCTGGTTATTACTCCTTTCCCATTACACTCTGGACATGTTTCGGTTTCCCCTTCATCTGGTGTTGCTGAGGAACTGGATGATCGGCTTCCTGTACCGGTCGCAGATGAGCTATTCGGCCGCATGCTGCGTGCATACTCATCCTCTTCCTTCTGGATACGATCCATCTCATCTTGCTTGCTCCATGGATGATTCTCCACGATGGTCTGCCGGCTTATGATTCCTAGGCTTGTTTGCGCCATATCCGCTTTCTCGGCTTCATTGGTGATCATTGTCCGGTTGAAGGTCATATCGATACTTTTCACATCGTAGTTACCCTTGCCGGCCATGCCAAGGTATTCAACGTAGAACCAGAAGAATTCGCTTAACGCAGCTCGGAATTTTCGTTCCATCTGATTGGCTTTCAAGTCCAGCAGGCTGTACAGGAACTTCAGAGCCACGCCCGTTGGGTTATTCCCGAACTTATCGGTCTTGGTATTCACGCCCTGCCCGAATGTGTATATGCTCTCTTCTAGCCTATCCAGGTGCTGGCTTGCGCTGCTGATGGGCACTTCCACTGACTTTGTGTCGACTCCGCCGTCTTCGGATGTCTTGATCGCACGATAATAGAGCAGGTTTGCCATAAATTCGTCAAGGTCCTGTCCTTCATATCCTTTCAGAATCCAGATAAGCTCCTGCGTTTCATCAAATGTATCAGCTAGGCCGGACACGATCTTGTCGTATTCGTCAATATGATCCTTGTAGAATTTGAGATCGTTCACCGCTTCACTGTTGTTGTAGAACGGAATAATCGGCACCTTGCCCCAGCCATATCCTTTTCCTGCATATTCAAAGTGCGATGCCGGATTCTCTTCCTCCGTCACATCCGGCACGAATTCGCCATTTACCTTTTCGTAGTAGTAAACATGCGTCTTGGTGTACCATTCTGCTTTGACGGTTTCTTCTTCGCCCTGCTCATTTAATATCGGGTAGTAGCGCAGCGCAGCTTCTACGTCGCGCTGCCGTTTTTCGTCCTTGATAAGGATTACTTCTTCGGCCGGGAAAATAACATAATCGAACTCCCCATCCTCATTGATGAACGGATGCAGGAACTCGACGCCTTTATTACTCGCTCGCTTGACCAGCTCATTCATGGTATCGTCGAAGCGCTCGTCTGCCAGCTCGTCAATATGATTACTCAAAGCTTTATCATCAGAGCTGAATGTCATCGCCTTACCGACCAAGTATTGTGTTTTCTGGTCAACCAGGAGCTTGTGCCATGCGTGGGCTATCTTGTTATTCGCTTTCAGCCCATCCATGTCCGGAACTTTCTTCCCCTGCTGTATCATGTACTTCACTTTCTTTTGGATAACGGAGTTGTCATTGAGGTAATAAGCCACGCCTTCAGCCATGGGCAGCGTATCATGTTTATCAATCAGCATCTGGATGAAATCCGCAGTAGTGACCTCATTCGCTTTCGCTCCTGCTTCAATGATCTTGGTCATTTCTTCTGTCAATGTTGGTGTCATTGGATACAT